ACTTACCCAGAGGAGTATGCTTTTGTGGATGACGACGAGCAGTAAAAAAAATTTGTTAATAGTATATAAACGATGTTGAAAGGTCGTAACCAAAACATTATCATGTTGGTCGCCGTAGCTGTCCTTATCTTCCTTCTATTCAACTTGAACTCTAAATCTTCTTACACCATCACTGAACGTGAGTATGCGCCCGTCGGTGTTGGACCAGTTGCCGCTGGCCCCGCCGCGGGTCCATCCAAAGCACGCTCTGGTGGTATGAACAGGGGTAGTGGTCTCGCCTCCTCTCTTCTCCCCCGCGAGATCGCGTCAGAGGAAGACTTCGGTCAGTTCGCACCACAGGATGTCCTCGCCGGTCAGAACTTCCTTGATCCTCGTCAGCAAATTGGTATGCCCGAAACCATTGGTGGCACTCTCCGTAACGCCAATCAGCAGATTCGCAAGGATCCCCCCAACCCCAAAAATCCTTTCGTTTGGAACAATTCCACTATCGTCCCCGACCTCATGCAGCGTGGGTTGTGTGCTTAAAGATTAGGATATACATATAAATAATAATGAGTGGTGTTTCTAACGAACTGTCTGAAACTGTCTCAAAACTTGTAGATCTTTCAAAACAACTGTCTGATGCGAAATCTGATATCAAAATCCTCAACCAGGAAGAGAAGAGACTCAAAGAAAATGTGAAGAAACACATGGTTGATCAGGGCATTGATACCATTAACCTCAGGAAAGGTAAAATTAACTTGCGCAAGACTGTGCGCACGTCTGGAATTAATAAGGATGCCATCCAAGTTGGTCTTTTATCCTTCTTCTCTGGTGACGAAGCCAAAGTCGAGGGAGCTTTAAATGCCATCAAGGATAATCTCAAAACAAAAGAATCAACTTCAATCTCATTAACAGGTATAAAAGATAAACCCTCCAAAGAAGTAAGTAACTAATCACAATGGTTTGGAGTCAATACGTATACGAAGCGACAGTTGGATATGACCCCGATGCCAGTGATGATGAAGAAATTAATGATAACGCTCCTCTGAATATTGAAGACTGGGAAGTCGAATACTCAGATGAACTCCGTATGATGTGGAACACAGCGCAGACATTGTTGTATGACGCGCACATCGAACACTCAGGACAATTCATCGACTTTGTTGAATTCTGTTTCGTGGAACATGACCCTATTATTGAAAAAGTGTCATCTCACTATGAAGACCACCTCTTCCACGTCTGGGAGAACCTTGGACGTATCTTACATCAAAATGGACTTCGAGGAGAAATAATGAGGGGTGCCGGTTTCAACGACTTTTTGGCTTTCGCTGAAAATTATATGGGTGTATATTAAGATGTTATCCAACCTTACTGCTCAACGAGTGGCCATTCCAGCGGCGCTTTTTTTAACTTTGAGTCCCGGTGTGCTATTAACCACAGACGGGAAGAAGGTTTCATTCACAAACCAAAAAACAAACAAAACTGCCACATTCTTCCACGCTCTCGTGTTCTTTATCGTCTACAGTCTCATAGCCAAGGCGATGGGTTTGGTGTTGACCAAGGCGGATCTCCTAGTGAGCACATCCCTATTCCTACTTCTGAGCCCAGGTCTTCTCCTCACCCTACCATCAGGGAGCAAGGGTGTGTTCCAATCAGGGCAGACGAGTATAACCGCCGTGTTAGTGCATTCGATCGTGTTCGCGATTGTCTTTGCGATATTGCGGCGTCAATTTCCTCAGTTCTATTAGATAGGAAGAAGATGAGGTATCTCGTTTTGGGACCAGCCTCTATGGGTATATATTCTCTGATTGGTTGTCTCAAAGCTAGGGAATCCAAACTCGTGGATATCAAGGAGATATCGGGTTCTTCTGCTGGTGCCATTCTGGCATTGTTTTTGGCTATGGGAATGTCCATGGATGAAATACTGGAAACGGCTATATCACTCAACATTTCCAATTTTGTCAAGATCAAGTTGGGTTCATTCTTTACTAAATTTGGTTTCGTTGATATCAACCCAATAAGGAAGAAACTGGTTGATATTTGTGGTTCGGACCCTACATTTAGTGAGATAGATATGAAAATATATATAGCGGCATTTTGTTTGAATACTTCAGAAACTGTGTATTTTTCTAAAGATTCACATCCCGATATGAAGGTCATAGATGCAGTGTGTATGAGTATGGCGGTTCCGTTTATATTTTCATGTGGAAAATACATGAATAATACTTATGTAGATGGTGGGATGAAAGAAGAATATCCATTGACACCATTCTTAGATAAACGGCCGTACGAAGTTACATGTATGAAAATAGTAGCCAGTCAGATCTATCAGGAAGATATAAACACACCGAGACAGTTTGTAGAAACTCTGATCCGTTCTGCGTTATCTAATAGGGAAAAATACGACCAACCAGTAGAGGAAATAGAAATAAACATAGGAGATACGAATATATTTGATTTTAATATGAGTTATGAAGAAAAAGTGAAATTATTTAACATCGGATATACATTTTAAATTAATACTTTTTTGTCAGTCTAATATATATGATAGATGCATGTGACCCAGACGCGGATCTAAGCACCCTTCGGAAGCTAATAAAGCTGAATACTGGGGAGAATATTAAACTGACAAAAACAGAAATTTGTCAAGTCTACAAAAATATACAGGATGAAAAATTACCGTTACCACCGTTGGTTTTGAACAGACAGAAGACGTATATGATAGATAGGAAGTCACCCTTATCTGTTAGGGATTATGAACTTCTTTTCCATTCCTCAACGAAGCTCGGTGAAATCAAGAAACTTGCTCGTAAGGTGAAATTGGGGGATATCGATAAGAAAACCAAAGCAGATTTGATTACAGCAATTGGGAAGAGATTGAGACACTTGAAAGTTTCTGAACCCATCAAGTTATCTTCCACGCGTCCCACTACTAGGAAAGCTAAGCTGTCGAATGACAGGAATGATATAAACTCTGCCATGAATGTGAATGAAGTAAGAAACACCAACGAGAGTCTCAACAATGGGAACAAGTCCAACGAGAGTCTCAACAATGGGAACAAGTCCATCGAGAGTCTCAACAATGGGAACAAGTCCAACGAGAGGAGGAACAACTCCAACGAGAGGAGGAACAATGGCAATGAAGGGAATAACAGTCTCAACAATTGGAACAACTCCAACGAGAGGAGGAACAACTCTAATGAGAGTCTCAACAATGGTATCAAATTTCCAAAGGAGAGTATTTTTAAGAGTCAACCCAAACCAGACTTTCTTAAAAAGAGTGGTTCGAGTTCCAATTCGAGACAGCCCAAATTTGGTAATATTTTTGAGAGAAATAAACCAAAGTTTCTCAAGGGAAAAGTTCCACTTGGTGATGATACCAATTTTATTGAAGCTAATACATTTAATAAAAGGAAAATTCCAGATGGTTTCGCATTCAAAACTGGTAACAAGGGTTTGGGATATTATAAGAACGAGGGTTCACGTGTCCCATTCCCCGGAGGACAAGGAACCCTTCCCAAACCCCTTCCCTTGAAGCCAGTGACTCCTATAGCCCCTGTGAAGCCCAACAACACTGTGAAGCCCAACAACACTGTGAAGCCCAACAACACTGTGAAGCCCAACAACACTGTGAAGCCCAACAACACTGTGAAGCCCAACAACAACGTGGTCAATAACGTGGTCAACAACTTAGTCAATAACGCAGTCAACACTAACAATCAACCTCGACGAAATGAGGAAAATCGTAAGAAGGCTGAGAAGGAAGAGATGGAAGCTAAAAAGCGTGAGGAAGCTCAAGAAAAGATAAGGGTGCGTCAAGAAGAACTTAAACGAGTTGCGAACATTGAGAGAAATTTACTAAAATTACCCAATGTAGACCGAAAATATCTCACAGCTTTCAAAGGAAACAAGTCTATTAATAATGTCAATAAGAATGCCCTTCTCAACAAGGTTGCGAAAGACAAGATTATCAGTAATCTCCGCAATGAAGTTAACCCCCAGTTCATGGGTAAGAGGAGTATTGCATTTGTAAATCCAGCGAATTACAATGCCACGAAAAAGGAACTTGAAAACAAGCGTACGAAAAAGATGGCTGATGAAGCAAATTCAAAACTATTGAAAGAGCTTTCTACAAACGACATTTCTCAAGAATATGTAAAGGCTTTTGCTAACGGTAAAGCTCTGAATACTATCAATAAACAAGCATTCGCGAATAAAGTGCGGCAAGACCGAAACGTTCGCAACATTCTCGCAAAGGTCAAGCCTTCTATGTTTGGTAAGCCAAAAGTCAAATACATTAGACCAGAGAATTATCAAGCAGAACTGAACAAGGCACAAAAAGCTTTGGTTGAGAAAAATTTACTCACGATTCCTGATGTAGATAAGACATACCTTCTTGCATTTGCAGCTGGTGAACCACCAAACACTGTCAATAAACAGGCACTAATGAATAAGGTCACTAAAGATCGAAAAGTTAGAAACACCCTTGAACAAGGCAAACCTTCCAGGTTTGTGAAGCGTAAGGTAGTGTATATCAAACCAGAAAACTACAACGCGATATTGGAGAATGCTCAAAAAATTGTACAAGGCAAGCTAAACCTAAAGCGTATGAAAGAAGAGTCTAATGAGGAGGAAACACGTCAGAATACAGTCCCTAAAAACAATGTTCCCAAGGGTTCTAGGGGCTTTATGAATAAATTCAAGAAAATACGACAGGATACGAAAACCCCAAATTCCAACTCAAACGCTGTGAAGGTCAACAACACCGTGACGACAAACAACAACAAGGTACCCAACACTGTTACGACAAACATTGTGAAGCCAAACAACAACAAGGTACCCAACAACAAAAAGGTACCCAACACTGTTACGACAAACAATGTGAAGCCAAACAACAACAAGGTACCCAACAACAAAAAGGCACCCAACAACAGTAAGGTACCCAACACTGTTACGACAAACAATGTGAAGCCAAACAACAATTTGTCTGAAAAATTTAGATTGTTGAAGAAACAGGGTGTCTTAAAACTTCACCCAAACAGGAAGGGTGGAAATCAAGCGTTGTTTGTAGAATTTAAGAACGTTTACGAGAGCAATACAACCTCAAAAGAGACACAAATCCAAAAGATGGAAAATATTATCAAGAAATTTGAAGCCAGGTCAGATGTGTCTAACAAATCAAATGTACTCGAATTACCTAACAAACCAAATGTGTCTAACAAATCAAATGTACTCGAATTACCTAACAAACCAAATGTATCTAATAAATTTGAACCAGTTTACAATAACAAAGCACTCGGGAGACCATTACGTCCTTGGCGATCCCAACCAAAAATGAACAAGATAAATCAGAATCCCAACGAAGAGAAAAAGGCTGTGAATGAAAACACCAAGAAGAAGTTCCGCCGTGATAATGTGAAACGTCAAATCGAGAGGGTCAAGGGTCTCACAAAAAATGATGTTGACGAGCTCATGAACAAGTGGAATAAGAGTAAGAACCAATCTGATATAGGGGTTTGGGAAATTATAAATCAAGCCTCTGAAAGGGTTCAAAGGAAAGAAAACAAGGACAGGAAAAAGGCTGTGGGTAAAATCGGCACTTTGGCGTCTTTAAAAAAGACGGGTGCGAATATTAGACGAATAAATAATCTTAAGAAAAAATTGATTGGTGCAAAACCAATTTACAACAACTCCAACTCAAACACCGAAAATAACATCAAACCCAAGAAGACAGTTATCAATAACGAATTCAAAGTTATCAACAATCCCGAATTTGAGAAAAAACCATTCAACGCTTCTGAAGAACTAAACAAACAGCCGAACATCAAGGCAAACACAAAGAAGAAGGGTCTCCTCAATAATGCTATAGATAAAGCGATGCTTAAGAAGAAGTTGACGAAGCTTACACCCCTTGGTGGTAGAGCAGCTGAGACACCTAAACCCCCTAACACACCCAAGCCCAACAAGCCTTCATTTAGAGGTCTCGTCCAAAAAAATAAGGAGAAACGGGTCATGAATGCAGTGAAAATATCGTCCCAAAAAGTGGCAATTAGTCAAGCCACGGGTGCGGAACGTGTAAAATTGTCTAGGAAATTCGCACCAAAGACGCAAAATAACGTAAACAAATTGAGTGGTTTTGGTAAGCTACTCACGAAAAATACGATTGGAAACACCCGACCACGGTCTGAACGCCGTGTCGATAACAAAGAAAGGTTAAAAGAATTGAAAAAGGTAGTAAAGAAGAAGAATCCACGACTTAGCCCATCGAAAATAAACACGGAAGCTAGAAAAATGTTAAAGAATGAAAAGGGAACCTAAGTAAACCCCAAAAAGGTAAAAATGTATCTAAAAATGAATCATCCCGACGACGACTGCACCGTGATTACCGACATGCCTCTCAGCGACGAGGTTGTCGATTTCATCGAAAAGGGTCTTCATAGAGACATGACAGAAAAGGATCTGGAGGAGTGGTGTGGTGACAACCTAGATGATCTCGCGTCTATATATGAAAAGTATCGGGATACATACTTGTCATATGGTCAAGCTGAAATGACAATGTTTTTTATTCAAAGTATTCATGGTAGGGATGACATGTTAGATATTGTGG